TCGGCGCTACCATTCGCGCTACCATCGAAAAATCTAAGTTTGGTCCTTGGCCTCGTAAGTGCGAATTCAGAGTAAACTTTGGAATAGGCGTTATAGATAAGCATCTTGAGATTGCTCAATTAGCTTTAGACTATAACGTGGTTACTAAACCAACGACGGTATCTCATGAATTTGGAGATCGTAAGTGGGTTGGTTTTGGTAAATTCTGCGATGCAATCAAAGATGAGCCAGCGCTTTATGATGAGTTAGCTCTTCAAATTATTGCAGCCAGAGACGCGAAGCTTGCAAATAAATTGAAAGAGCAAGAATTAAAGACGGCGGCTCGTGAAGCTGAAGCTGAAGTTAAAGATGGCAAGAAGAAATTAAAGAAAGGTAGCGAATAAATGACCGAGAAAGATTTTGTAGTTAGTTCAGTAGGGATTCCATCAGTAGCTACGGTTTCAAAGAAGCCTTGTTATTTGATTACCCTGGTGGACCCGGCTGGAAAAGGAACAATAAGTCGTTTTATTACGCTTGACAAGCCTGATTTACTAAATGGATTTGTTCAAGTTAAAGGGACCTTTGCTGATGGTAGTGATGAAGTTTTAGTAAAAACCTTTAATGAGGTCTTGGCTTCTACCATTAAAGAATCCTTTGTAGATATTATGTTTCCGTGGCATCGCATACATAGCATAAGAAGCCTTGTTTTCAATGCAAATAAACTCGCAACAGTAATCAGATAAAGTAAGAAAGTGAGCAATAAAATGGCATCTAATAGTAAGATAAATAATCGCAGAGTTTCTTCAATCAACAATGTCGACGACATTGTTTTTCGTGGAGTTTCTTCGATCTTAGAAAAACAATCTAAGGGTATGTGGATTGGGACCATGACTGAGTTGACAAAAGCTTTGAACTCTCTTTTAAGAAAGAGGCAACGCACGATGAAGCAACGCACGATTCTACCAGGAAGTCCAAGTGCACTTAGAGTGGTACTTAATAGAGTAGTGAATAGGCTACGTAATAGTGGTATCGGAGTAAGATTTGTCCGTACTACTGATCGTGTAAGAACTCGTTTAGTTAGATTTACACAATAATGTGTAGTAAATAAAAACAGTAGATACGTTAATAGGAAGGTACCTTAGTGTACATAAGAATAAATAACAGGAGATTAAGATGACTACATTTGGTGAAGTATCATATGCTGATGATGTGTACGGTAGTGACAGTAAGAAGGCTAACAACAAAGATTTATTTCTTCGTTTAAATGAAGGTAGTAATGAGCTTAGGCTTGTGACCGCACCCCACCAGTACTTAGTACATAAGGTTAAAAAAGACCCAGATAATCCAAAGGATTTTGGGCAAAAGGTAAAGTGCTCTCAGCTTCATGGATCCTGCTCACTTTGCGAAGCTGGCGATGACAAAGCCAAGCCACGTTGGTTCTACGGTATAATCGACCGCAAGACCGGAACTTATAAGATTCTAGACATTTCTTATCAGGTCTTTTCTCAAATTAGAAAACTTGCAAGAAACACTCAGCGTTGGGGAGATCCAACCAAGTATGACATCGATATTGTCGTAGACAAGAACGGTGGCGCAACTGGTTACTATTCTGTTCAACCAATCTCCAAGGAGCCTCTTTCTGCTGCTGACCAGGACATTAAGGATAAAGCAGATCTTGATGACCTTAAGAGGCGCTGCACTCCGTTGACACCAGAACAAGTTACGAACATTGTTAACAAAATCAGAGGTGCTGCACCGGCAGTTACTGGTACCATTTCGGCAACCAAGGCTGTTGCTAAGACTCCGACTGTTAGTATGACTGATGACGAGGAATTGCCAGAAACATTTCCAGAATACGTAGATAACACCTAAAGCTTAATAAGCTTGATTCAAACAGGGCTCAAGGTAAAACTTGAGCCCTGTTCTATTTTATCATTCTCCAATAAAGAATACCCTCTCTTTAGGGAGAGGTAGTTCAACAGTAGTTCTACTAATATTTTTTAATCATATTATGATAAAATGCGTGACATGGAACAATGCTACTCTTGCTGAGTTAGAGAATATCGTTTCGTTTCTACAAAATTTGGAGATAAAATGAAACGAGTAATAGGATTTGACGTTTCCTCTTCTTGTATTGGATATTCTGTTCTTGATTACGATGAAACAAATTGTAAGTTATTTGATTCAGGTTATCTTAATCCACTTAAAACTGGTACCATAGTTGAGCGTATAGTAGATACTCGTAATAAGATTAAAGTTATTATTAATCGATATAAACCTGATGATATCGGAATTGAAGAGATCATTCAATTCATGAAAGGCAAAAGTACTGCCAAGACTATTATTATGTTAACTACATTTAATAGAATGATTTGTTTATGTGCTCATGATTATCTTGGAAAATCTCCTCAATTATTTAGTATCATGACCATTCGTCATGGTTTAAAGTTTGGCAAGGAACTTCCAAAAAAAGAAGATATGCCAGAGCTTGTTTCCAAACATTTAGGAATTACATTCCCCTACGAGATTAATAAAAATGGTAAGTTAAAGGTTGAGAATTACGACAGAGCGGACGGAATCGCGGTTGGCCTTTATTATACTTTTTTGTTGATGGGAAAGATTATACGTAAGGGTAAGAAAAAATGAAGATTTGTTCTATATGTAATTCTGAAAAGGAAAAACATCTCTTCATAATAGAAAATTTACCTTCTAAATTAATTAGAACAATTATGGTAGTTATTAGCATCTTGATCATTACTTAATTTACTTTTTTTAAAAAATGCTGGGTCTTGAAAATTTACAGCCCTTAAATGTGGTCACGAACATTAGAAAGTCAAACAAGGTTATTCATGAAATTGGATGAAGCTTATAAAATTCTTGGACTAACGCCTGGGGTCAACGCCGAGGAAACCAAAAAACAATATAGGAAATTGACTAAGGAATTTCATCCAGACATTAATAAGGATGCTGGTGCCGAAGATAAGTTCAAGAAGATTAATGAAGCTTACCAGATAGTTTCTAGTGGTAAAAGCACTGATCGTGCTGAGCAGATTCAGTGGCAACAAGGCCAAAATCCATTTAACCCTTTTGGTCACCAACAGCAACAGAAACAAGTCAATCATATTGAAGCTAAAACTACTATTTCTTTTAAAGATTCAATTCTTGGTTGCAAGAAAGAATTAAAATTCAATCGAAAAACTAAATGTAAAGATTGCAACGGACATGGTGAGATAGCTAAAAATAATGGATGTGAAAAATGTGGCGGTAAGGGGCAAGTAGTTACTCGTCATGGATCCTCTATTATGATTGAGACTTGTACTAAATGTTATGGAAAAAATCAGGCAGACCCATGTAATACTTGTAATTCAGAAGGTACATTAGACGCTGAGGTAATAATCACAGTCTCTATTCCGGGCGGTATTCAAAATGGAAATATCTTGCGTCTTGGAGGTATGGGTAATTTTGCGGGCAATTTTGGACCCATAGATCAGCACAGTGATGTTTATTTACATTTAAATGTAACTGCTGAAAAAGGTTTAGAATTACAAGGCAATGATGTTGTGATGAATTTATCAATCTCTCTATTAGAAGCTTTAAAAGGATGTCAAAAATCTGTTAAAACTATTTTAGGCAACAAAGATATAAAAATTAAATCTAAATCAAAGAATAAAGAAGAAGTTGTTATTTTACATTTAGGGGTTAACCAACAAGGTAATCAAAGAGTTATTCTGGATATAGAGTATCCAGAGAACATTGATAATCTAATTAATATTCTATCTGAGGAAGTAAAAGCTTAATGGCATTTTCGACTTTTTGTACCACTAAGGGTTGTGGAAAAATTCAAGAACCCTTTTTAGATCCACAAGATAACAAGGTTTATTGCTCACTATGTGAGGGCGAAATAACTAATCTAACACCTTTTGTCAAGAGTCAAATGAAGACTTCAAAACAATTTAGGCAAAAGAAAATCAAACCATTTTCTGTCAAATGCTTAAAATGCGGCCGAGAAGAACGCCCAAAAGTATATAATAATGATATAGTTTGTGGTGTATGTTCGCAGCCTATGGACAATCTCAGTCCGATATTCAAGAATATGTTGAAAGAAAAGCTTAAAACTATTGATAAAGAAGTGTAAGCATAATAGCAAGGAAGTGCAGAATGTTAGACAAAATTGTAGAATCAGCTAGATATCTGCTTGATAATTTTCCTGATGCACGGGAATGTAAAGATTACATTAATTCTCGTTTAAATCAAGAGAGTCAGGAGTTGTTTAATTTTGGTTATTTTCCTGGCATTCAAAATCTTAATGTTTTAACAGACATGGTTGATGAGGAGAATCTTCGTAAACTAAAGTTTCTTTATACTAAATATATTGAGGATACTATGGGGCCTCGCAGCTATCCTATTTGTTATTTTGAGCATCACCCTTTAATTATGCCATATCGTAATCCATATGGTGAAATAGTGGCTTTGGTTGGAAGATCCCTTCTAAATGATGATGAGCGTGCAGCCCAGGGAATAAAGTCAAAATATAAAAATACACAAGAAACCTTGGCTTTTAAGAAAGGTAATTTATTATTTGGCCTTTATGAGAATAAAAAACATATTTTAGATCAAAATTGTGTCTATCTTGTAGAAGGTCAATTTGATGTTATTAAATCTGTAGAAATGGGATTTAAAAATATTGTGGCTTTGGGAACGAATTCTATGACTCCATATCAATTTTCAGTCATTAGCAGATACACAGATAACATATTTCTTTTATTAGATAATGATGTTTCTGGCGAAAACGGGAGGAAACTTATTGTAAGTAAATTTGGCAAACTTGCCAATATAGAAAATTTCTATTTACCATATCCCTATAAAGATATAGACGAGTACTTTACTAAAACTCGTGAAGAGTTTGTGCCTTTTGTTGTAAGAGTTTAATCTGACAGATATATTCTGATTCGGTCTCTAAATATATTTGGGAGTCAAATGTATCAAGTTTATGTTGTCGTTAATAAGATAAATGGTAAAATGTATATAGGTTCTACCGAAAGGAACCTTAAAATTAGATTACAAAGGCATATAGCCAAAGCTAAAGTAGGCTCTATGTGCACCCTTCATAAGGCAATCAGAAAATATGACAGAGATAATTTTGATATTCGAATGATAGAAGAATTCTCTTCTAGAGAAGCTATGTTAGTTGGAGAAATATGCTGGGTATCTTATTTTGATACTTATAAATCTTCTTATGGTTATAATGATACTATCGGAGGTGACGGTGGAAATACTAATGGTGGTAAGAAATTTAACAATGATTGGGTAATTAGTATTTCTAAATCATTAACTGGTAAGCCTCAAATATCAAAAAGAAAATTCTCTAAAGAAATTGAATATAAAATATGTGCTTTATATAATAAAAAAAATAAATCTACATATGCTTTGGGTAAACAATTTAATTGTCAAAGAACTACTATATCTGATATTCTAAAAAGAAATAATATAAAAATAAGAAAATCTAATTATACAGGCCATTCTAATGGTAAAAGTCTATTTTCATTAAAAAAAGAGATGGAAATATGCTACCAATATTCGCTTGGTAAAGTAAGTCGTAGCGGATTAGCTAAACAATATAATTGCGGCAAAACTACAATTAGAGGAATATTGTTAAGAAATAATATTAAACTTTGATGAGGAATTAATGATTAATAAAAGACAAAATCGCAGTGATCGTTATCAGTATATTTTGCTTGAAACAGCCTGTTCAAATGATATGTTAGAATCATTTTGTAATGAAGATAGTATTTCTGCAAGACTTAATCCTTATGCATACGATGAAGGCTTAATTGAATTGGAAGAACAATTAAAAAAAGAATTTTGGAGAGTAGTTGATACATTATTAACTCCACGACAAAGAGAAGTTATTAGACTATATGCAGATGGTTATACCCAAATGGAAATTGCCAAGATGCTAAATGTCAACCAAAGCTCGATTACAAAATCATTAAATGGAAATGTGGACTATAAGAACGGCAAAAAGATTTACGGAGGAGCTAGAAAAAAAATCCGTAAGATTATCGAAAATGACGACAAGATCAAAGACATCTTGACTAAAATGAGAGATTTAAGAGAAGAGCGTTGGTAATTCGGAAATGACCTGATATATAATGTTTCGGAGGTTAGA